AATGGTGCAAGACCATAATCGCACTGTCAAAATCAGTTAGAGCTTGGGGACGCGACCCCCGGCAGTGCGTCGGACACGGATGATATCGTTTACCAAGAGGATGAGAACACCAGAAAATGGTGCCAATCGCAGTCACTTGTAAGTCGTTTGCCATATTATGTACATGAGCACTCCTCCTTGGCGTTTCCCTCGCCGTGTTTGGTTCGTCCGCTTCGACAAGCGGTCTAGTTTAGGGCTTTACAAGTCCTGGATCATTACCTACAATGTGACTGGCAAAGAGCCATTTCGGGATTTCCCATCAATGCCTAATGCGATATGACAGACACCAAAAATACTTTACGACAAACGGTCACCCTGCCTGAATTACCGGCTGGACAAAAAATGTCTGATTCTAACTTTAAGTTTGGAATTCCTAAAATAAAACCTCCACCTCCTCCACTACGGCGTGTCAAAACTCATTTTGAACGTGATTATGATCGTCTAGTGAACGAGGGTGTCAGGCCAACTAGTGGTGGAAGTGGATCCGCCCTAGATGGTATAATTCCACAAGTGGCCCCTGTGTCGGGGGAGGTCATTATAAATATACCCGAACCTGCACTTCCTTCTCCAAAGTCTCGAGTTGTTCACAAGGCAACCAAAGTGAGACGGGATCTCAGAGAGCGAGCCTTTGTGGCCTCTCTGCCTAAGATTCCGAAGGTTAAGCGCCCGCATACTTCCGAGCCTAGCTCCGTGCATGTCACGTCGGGGCCAGTTGAGTGTGGTAAAACTCCCGTCGACGAAAAACGGGAGAGGGTGCAGGACGTAGAGGATACAAAGGAGAGGAAAAAGGCGATGAAAGAGGCCTTGAGGAGGGAGACTGCCGTAGCAGAAGCCGAACAGATGAGAAATTATTTGGGAGGTTTAAATTATCAGTGGGTGGAGGACAGCGATCAGTTGACGTTTGGTCACTTGTTCGTTTGGCTCCGAGAGGTGCCATTGTGCTTCACCCTAATGGTATTAACTTGCATTTGCCTATTAGCAAGTCTGTTGACAGGACCGGTGTTGTATGCGTATTACGAAATCGTATTGATGATTCGTTCTGTCCACGCTGTACTACTTACGGTTGTTGTGTTTTACATACTCCTTTTCCTTATCTTTAAATTGTTTCGTTGGTTGTTTCATGTTCATGTGATTCATACTTACACTCTTCTTAATCCAGTTGACTCAACGACGTCTGACGTTAGAGCTGACTTAATATCACAGTCAGACATTAAACATGATGATCCTTTGTTGGGGAGGATGAATCATAATTCTTATTCAGTTCTGGTGTTGGGTTCACAGCTCGATGCTTTTAGGCTGATGAAGATATCTAAAGTCAGGGACACTGAAATGCTGGTGTCTCTGCAACTCCTAACTCAATTGGGTGTAGCGTCGATTATGGCGTTGAATATCCCAGTCGACACGGTTTGGGACCGTATCTGCAATAAATCTGCTGCTTTCTCTACAATCAACATCGACCGTTATCGTATTAAAAACTACGAGCAGGTGGTTCAATCCACTCAACGTGTCGCGTATGGTTTGTATCAAGGGAGAATGCAGAAAGAGCGGTATGTTCCTTTTCCAAGCAAATCTGCCATCTAAAACGTCGGGTTTACGCTTATGGGTACAGAGCATGTGAGACTTTAAGCACCGGGTTGCTCAATTTAAAGGATTCAGTTAAATTTATCCTATTCCCGTGTTTCAATGACTATTCGTATCGTAAGTGTGTCCAGACGTCGCTGGGGTGTCACATATATGGCATTTGTTTGCCTCATGTAGACCCAGATGACAGAGATTCGTCCTTGAGTGGTGTATCAAAGCGGTTTGCCAGAGAAACCCCCACTCCAAATCGAGATACTTTGCGTGATTTGCGCAAATTTGTCAAGAGGTGGCTCAAAAAGAACCTAACTCGACTTGACCCAACTACCGACGTTTCTGTCGAACGGTGGTTGGCAAACACACGTTATCCAGACTGGAGGAAGAAGGACCTCTTAGCCAAATGGAACGATTATTGTTTGATGAAGCCAAACTTCAATATTTTCGACGTTCAATCCTTTATTAAAGATGAGACTTACACTGAGTGGAAGTTTTCACGTGGCATAAATTCTCGCACTGATGAGTTTAAATGTCTGGTTGGTCCAATCTTCCAGATAATAAGCGATAAGGTGTTTGAGTTGCCATGGTTTATTAAGAAGATTCCGGTTGCGGATCGTCCTGATTATATTTATGATCGGCTCTATTCAGTAGGTGCTAAGTATTTTGCTTCGGATTATACTGCCTATGAGTCTCACTTTACTAAAATTCTGATGGAGAATGTGGAATTTCAGCTTTATAGCTACATGACTAAAGATATGCCTTGTCATGATGATTTCATGTCCCTATGTTCGTCAGTCTTAGCTGGTACAAATAAATGCCGATATAAAGGGTTTACGGCTAAGTTAGAGGCTACTCGAATGTCCGGTGAAATGTGTACATCATTGGGCAATGGTTTTGCAAACCTGATGCTCATGTTGTTCCTCTGTGATAAGAAAGGGTGCCGTGAAGTGCGCGGAGTTGTTGAAGGTGATGATGGGTTATTTGCCGCTATTGGTAATTTCCCTAATTCTGCCGACTTCGCTGATGTGGGGTTTACGATTAAGATAGAGTTGCATGATAATTTGGCAACTGCTTCTTTTTGTGGAATTATTTTTGATGTTGAGGATCGTGCCAATGTCACTAACCCTCTGGAGGCTCTAGCTAGCTTTGGCTGGACAACCTTTAGATACCACAATGCTCCAGATTCCACGTTAATGAACTTGCTTAGATGCAAGTCTCTTTCATACGCGTACCAATACCCTGGTTGTCCTATTTTGCAAGAAATGGCATTATACGGCCTCCGGATGACACACAGCCGTGATGTTCGGCACTTCGTCAAAGAAAGTAAGAGTTTTGACATGTGGGAACGTGAACAATTACTTGATTCATTATCCATGTTGAGTATTCCTATTAAAGAAATTGGTTTTAATACCAGATTGCTTGTGGAAGAAAAATTTGGTGTCCCAGTCGATCGGCAAATGTTGATTGAGTCATATTTTAGAAATTGCTCAGTTATTCAACCGATACCTTACGAATTCGTTGAGGATTTAGTTCCTGTGATTTGGAAGGATTATTATATTAATTACGTGGAGGAGGCAGATCCTAAGTCGAAGAGACTCTGTTGCCCTACATTCCATGTGCCTACCTTGTCTGGCTACATTCCTGCTCATATACGATTTGCAGACCAAGTGGTATACAAGGGCCCGTCAACGGGACCGTCCCTCAGTGCTTAGAGGGTTAAGGGTGAGAAAATGCTGCATAATGCTAC